GTTCGTGTATCAGTTTGAATAGTGTCCAAACCATCGTCAGGGTTTGCGTAGCTTGGGTAATTAGATTCGTTCTCTAACAAGAACCTAACAAGCCTCTCGGTGTACCATTCTGCTTTGTCCTTGTAACGCTTGGAGATGAAGTTGATTTCATCCAACGATGTGGTCGATGAGTTCTCAGAACTTTGCTGATGCAGACCTTTGTTCAAGAACTTATAGCTTATCGCTGTCGGTGCTTCTGATTGCACCCAATGCAGAAGAGCTGGCTGGATGTAATCCTCCAAAAGCGTGAGATTTGCAGCCGTTAGCGTTGAGTTCGTTATCTGTGTTTTCAACTCATTGTAAAGAGTAGTGCCAATTTTGTGTTGGATGTGGATGTCCTGACACATCAAAACAACAGGTCGCAAGTACTTGAAATCAATGTTCTCGTGGAGCAAAGTATTGTCTTTGAGAAACGTCTCTGATATGAATAGTACGTTAGCCATTACTTCTTAATTCTCATAAGTTTCTGCTTCCAGTAGTGGCGGCAATGGTAAGACTTGCCCCAAAAGCCACCGCCTCGCATCCAAACATTACGGTTATTGCTTACTCCTATATCTTGTATTTCGTCAAGTTGCCAAGACTTGTTTTCTTCTTCCACCATTTTAACGAGATTCCTACAAAAGTCGCGAGTCGTTGGAATAATAGAAGCACCACTCACTCCGGGTCTCTTCTCGTAAGTGTAACGAATAACAAATTCCTCCTCAACTGGTGGTATCTCTTTAAGTAATCTCTCACCTTCTTTGGTGATATTAACAACTCGTTGGCTAGAGTCTAATACCTCGCCAATCTCTAAGACAATAGCGTTGGCTTCGTTGAGTGCTTGAAGTCCAGCCATAACCCTCTCAATTGAAAGTTGTAACTGTTCTGCAATTGCTAAGAATGGAGTGGCTGGATTCTCTTTTAAGATGTTTAAGATAGCCGTATCAATCGGGTCAACCTCAGCGAACCAATACTTTCTGTTCAGTTCTTCGTGTAGTCTTGCGGAGGTTTCACTTTCGAAGTTTAAAGCCTTACCGTTTCCGACTGGTTCGTAATCAGTAGAGCCGCAGTTCTTGAAGTATTCAACAAGGATAGCATCCTCGTCTTGCTTCTCAAAGACCGCCCGCATCTCTGCCGCCACATTCTCAGGGATAACTTCGCCCGTAATTGTAGCCCTTGCCACATCAGGAGTGAAGCCGTACAACTCAACAAGTACCGCAATAGCGGAGTTTTCAGCAATAAGACCTTCCTTAACTTGCTGAAGGAGCGTAATGATTCCCGTAACACCACCCACAGAGCCTTTAAGAGCCGCCTGTGCATCTTTGGTTTTGCTATCAACTCCAGCATCCTCTTGAGTTTGGACAACCTGAAGCCCTACTTTCTCGCGGATTTCCGCTTCGGTCATTACAGATGTAACGGTTGACTCCGAGAATTGAACAGAAATAGGTTCGGTGTCTTGGATGTATAGCCTATTAGCCAAACCTTGCAACGCTGCTAACTCGTTAAAAACCCTTTCGATGAACTGTTGCCTTCCGTTGACGTAGGTATTCTGAAACAACTCGAAAGAATCAACTAACTGATTTCGGCTTGTGAATATTCCGTCCTCTTTTATTCCAAATAAAGCTGGGTCAGTTACTTGGTGCCCAGCGTAGATTTCTCTTTGTACAGTCTTGTTTAAGATATCGAAACGCTTGTCGAAGTCGTTTCCGTTTAGTTGCTGAATCTCGACTCCTCGCTCTTTCGAGTCTGCGAAGTTTAACACTATCGAGTTAGCGTTATCTGTTCCTGTGAACTTGTCCTTAATTTGTCGCTCTATTTCTTCTTGCTCCTCTGCCGTTGGTTCGCCATTGTAGAACGAAACAATCGTACCGCCTACAAAGTTGTTCTTAACAGCGTTGAGGTGGAAGTTGGCTATTTCTACATCGAGTTCAATGTAACCAGTTGACCCAAGATATGTCGGTAATGGGTAGTACTTGCAGTCAGGTGAGTAGCCTTTGACGTACAGAAGTTGCTTGCCGCTCGGTTCTTTCCAATTAAACGCGTCTATTTCCTCAACTACTGGGGTGTGTTTACTCCAGTCCTCCGAGTAGTAATAGCAAGAGCCGTCATCATTGCTACGGTAACGAGCAAAGTCAGCGTGATAAATAGCTGCTATCTTGTCGTTGAGTTGATTGTAGACGATTTCTAAAGCGAAGCCGTTGTATAACTCGTAATCAAGCGCGACCTTCTCTAAGATGTCATTTAAAGACTCGTATTGGTTAGGCTCTTCGATGAACTGCTGAATCCTTGCAAGCCCCATTGTATCAAGTCCTTCTTTGTCAACCGCCCAACCTTGCCCAACTACGTAGTCTTTTTTGGAGTTGATTATAGCGTGATTCTTCGCGCTTCTTCTGTACAGATTTAAAAGGTACTCAGGGTATCGGTTCTTGTAATCGCCTTCGTCCCCGAATAGAACCCACTCCTTGCCCCTTGCTTCTTTAAAGGTCGGTACTTTATGCGCTCCGAAGTTTAGAATTTTAAGAGCCATACACTACATAGTTTGAATTACCGCCTGAGTAGGTGGTAACTGGTGTTGTTGTTCCCGTTACTTTCACGATTCCGCTTTCCAATTCTGTCAATCCTGACGGGTCTAAATTTGAACTTGATGAGTTAGCGTAAACGAAGTACCGCCATTGACCTTCGGTCGGCAGTTCCACCTCCGCGTTTAGATTGTCAGGTGTTGACGTTTCGGTGATGGTGAACTTATTGAACCTCTCAGGGTAACCGCTTGAATCCGTAGCTACGCAATACTCTACCGCCTCCGTGTTATCACTCTGAAATTTGAAGAGGTAATACGTAGCCGTTCCCTTTTCCGTAAGGGTTAACGCCATCTCGTTAGCTGTATTTCGTTCGATATTTATCAAACTGCAAAGACAACATATTCAATGTCGCAGTCAGCCGTATCTGCCTGTGCGCTTATCACATCAATATCCACGAATGCGCTGAACGCTCCAGCAGCCGTGTCCGCATCCATACTTCCAGTAGAAAGCATAAAGGTGGCACCAGCATCAACTTTAACGTCTGCCGTTTCTGCTCCGCTATTCTTGAACCTAACCCGGATAAAGTTAGTATCGTCAAGGTTTGTAATTCTAATGTAACGAATAGCCGAACGGATGAACTTACCTTGTCCGTTGTTGCTGTTGAGTTCTATAATATCAATCTCATTAGCCGAGTCGATGGTCATAACTCTGCGGTCTGCCTCTGCCACGTTGGAGATTGAACGGGTATGTGAGCCGCCTCTATCAACTCCTGCGAGCGTTAGCGATTCTGTTATTTGTACAGTTGCCGTTGCGGCAGTTACGGTTGATGACATGCTTGTTTTTCTTTAAATAGCAAAAGCCCGAAATTGTGCCAAAAGAAAAGCCCCCGCATGGAGCGAGGGCATTTTCCAACAGAACAATGAAAAAGAGAAAGTGTGAAGATACGAATTAGTTTGTAATCGCAGTTACGTCTGCTGAACCGATTGAAAGCATCTGTTCAGCTTCCATTCCGCTAAACGTCAAAGAGTACCCGCTAAGGTCAGCGAAAGCCGTACCCGTTGCCGAAGTTCCAGCGTTTAACTCAAGACCATTCTGCCAGCCAACAACCCAATAAGAGCCGTCATTACTTTCAACGATAGCAACAAGTCTTTGTTGAGCAAGCACCTTGATTTCGTTGCGCTTGTTTACATCCAACTTTAAAAGCACCACAACCACCTCAGGAGTGTAATAAACAGTACCATTCTGCGAGTTACCATTGATGGTTTCTGTCAGACTTGAAGTCTCTTTGAGTTGCTCGTACTTGTAGAAAGTAGCCGTTGCTGTAATTGAAGTAATCGCCCCCGCAGATACAACAGGAGACAATGCAATGTAATCGTCAAGGTTCGCGAATCTAACGCTCTTCACTCCGCCTACGGCATCGCGGCAATCAAGGTCAAAGCCTGTGGTTAGTGCGCATCCAGTATATGCCATTTTATTTAGTTTTTAGAGTGAAGGGAAGAGCCGAAGCCCTCCCCGTTAAATTAGATATTGATAACCGAGATTTGGTCTGGGAAAGCAACTTGTGCGCCAACCGTCAATTCAACCGCAATTTTAAATTTACGGTCGTCTTGAGAGTACCAAGACTCGATTCTTGAAGCGTCTTCTTCCAAGTCCATTCCGATGAACATATTGCTTGTACGAGCAAGGTAAACGTCCTCAGTTCCGCTAAGACCGCTTGTAGCTTGAATCTTCAAGTTAGTGCCCGGCATAACCATTGACAAACCACCCATTTCTGTTTGATATCCTTGAAGCTGACCTCCGTCACTTACGAAAGAACCAAGACCATTTTGGATTCCAATAGCAAGGCTACGGAACTTAGATGCAGATACGAACACAACTGCATCATCGCTCTCAACAACTGCATCGGCAGCCGCTTCGTAAACACGCTGAACTGCCTCAAGCATAGTTGTGGCGTTAAGTGCGGTCAATGGTGTACCAGAACCAAAGTTAGCGGTGTTCGCATCAATGTAAGAACCTCCAAGAACCGCATCTCGGAAACCGTTGAAGAATTGGTAGTTACCTGACCCAGTTGGAAGACCTGAAGTTGGTGAAGCACCAACAGATTTCCAAATCATCTTCTCCAGCTCAGCCGCAATCTTGCTTACCAAGTAATTAGCGAAGAACTCCTCGAAAGGAATAGTCTCGTAGTGTGCTCCCGAAGGAAGTTGAGTTCTTAGGTAGATTGCCTCAAGTTCTTTTGGACAAAACTCCATATTCAACTTCAATTTAGCTGGGTCGATAAATCTCTGAGTAAGAGTAATGTCTCCGCTTTCGTTCCAAGCGCAACCGCTACCATCTTGGAAAGTTACGTCAATGTCAGCAAGGTTAATTGCGCTTTTGCCTTTAACGTTTAATTGTTTTTCGGCAAGAGCCATTGTTGGCGAAGATGTTAAAGCCTTCGCGATAAGTGGGTAATTTTGCTCTTCAATATAGGCTTGAAGAACGCTCGTTAGTGGTGATGGTGAAAATCCCATTTTAGTATAATGTTTTTTTGGTTTATTTCTTAGTGATTGCCGCTCTCATCTTCTCAGCGATTTCGGCATAGTTTGTTCCTTTGTTGAAAGGGTTCGGTACTTTCTTGGTTGGCTCTTCTTTCGGTGTAGCCGCCATCTTCTCAACGATGTCAGTAATTAAACCAACCGCTTTTTCGATGTCGCTAACCTTTTCAGTTTTGGCAAATTGAGCCTCTGCCATTTTGCTCTCGATTAGTTCCGATACAGCAGAAAGGATGTCAGCCTTGAAGCCTTCAGCATCGAATTTCTCCTCTGCCGCCATTTCTTCTTCCTTTTCCTCTTCAGCTTCTTCAGCTACTGGCTCAGGACTCATAACCTCAACGATAACACCGCCTTCAGTTCTAACGATGTCTCCGCTTTCAAGTTCGTGTTCGCCATCAGGAGCTGGTACAACTTCGCCATCCTCTCCAACTACGGAAAGAGCCGCGCCAATCTCTAACGATTCGTAACGTACAATAGTGCCGTCTGCAAGTTTCGCGTCTTCAAATTTTTCTTCTGTTTCGCTGAATAACAGCTTCTTGATTTCGGGAAGTTTAGCCCCTACCAATTCTGAAATGTTCATGCCTTGTTTTTTGATAAATAGCAACCTTTCCATATTGTGCCACTTGGGCTTATTTCAACGCCTTTTCGACCTCTTCTATAATCATTCGGTCAACGTCCATTTGGCGTGATTCTGAAAATACACCTTCAACCGAGAAGCCTTTGAACGTTCCTTTCTTGACATCATCCCAAACCTCATCGTTATCGACCTTGTAACTGACAAACCAAGAGCCGTTAGGTAGCTTGTCGAATCCTTTAGGTGTTGGCTTCATCTCGTCAATCAAGAAAGATTCAAACATAAACACGCCATCCACA